GCGCTATAGTTGTGAAACAAGAACATGCTATGGTCAGTAATCATATACTCGTCTGCCATCAAGAAGATCAGCGTAGCAGCACTCATGCACGCTCCTTCAACACTCACGATAATATGCGCTTCTGTTTCAGAGAGTGCCTGCATAAACTGAATGGTCGTAAACAGGTTTCCGCCTGGGCAGTTGATGTGAATCTTTACGACATCGGTCGGTCGACTGTTGCGTATATCATGAAACCATGAGATATACTCAGATGGGTCACCAATCTCATCAGACAGGTAATATTCTTTGACTGCTCCGTAGTCACTCGAAAACGAATCGTTTACTGCTCCTTTTAAGAGAGCATCGAGTATGCCTTTGCTTTTTATTTGTTGTATTTTATCCATGACCAAATAGTTTTTGTGTGTTATATTCCTTTATGACTGCATGCAATTCAGCTGTCCAGTTATCGCGACGCTCTACAAATACTAGAGGCTGCGATGAATTTTCAACTGCCATGATTATTACAAGCTGAGAGACTGGTGTGCCGGTTCGCTCTTCAAACATAATTGCGTATGCTGCAGCCTGAATAAAATAATTACTGATTTCTTCTTTAGACTTTACTCGTGAGCTTGTCTTAAAGTCAATTATACTCGCGCGATTGTCATAGTGCGCGACAAGATCGACTCGACCTGCAAGACCAAGATGATCAGAATAGAGTGGACATTCTTGAAGAACGACTAGTCCTATATGCTCGTCAAGTATTTCTTTGATCGAGTTGATCATGCCTTTTACATGAGGCATCTCTCCTTCAGAGAAGTATTGCTCTTCATTATTGATATAGCGTTCTACCGCACTGTGTAGTGCTGAGCCACGAGTTGCAGCGTGACGAGAGATACGATTTGCTTCTTCTTCACCGACTCGACGTCTCCATTCATAGAGCGCTTCTTTGCCTCTCACACCAAGCACTGTAGTAATACTAGGATACTTTTTGCCGCTAGGGGTGACATACACTCGTCCGCTTGAAGAGGTAGAATCTTCTAAATTAGAATAGCCTAATTCTACAGGTGAGTGTTCAAAATGTTTTCGTGTGACGGTCATTAGAGAGTGTCCCAATCTACAAACATACGTTGCTGTATCTCTTTGTCTTTTCGATTGTCGTTGAATCGATTTTTCTTAAACTTTTTATTACGCGACCGTTCATCTCGGCCGTCATCATAATAACTATATTCTCTTCTTTTGTCTTTGTTTTTTCTACTGCGTCCCATACTTAACGGGTTTCTATATTTGCTTTTCTTCCACTTGCTTTTTTTACTTTATTTAGCACGTCATTCCAACCGCTGCCTGCGCGTTGTAATATTGTTTTCGCACCAGCATAACTTATACCTGGTGCGGCTATGATTCTCTTTACCGAACCAATCTGTTTACAATGAGGACACTCTTCTGAACATGGAGCGTCACGCATATCCATTTGTAAATTTGCCTCCCAACTAGAGTCGCATTCGCTGCAATGATAACAGTATGTCATATTATTCTATGCCAAGATTTGGAAATGCTTTTTTAACGAGCGACGAAGTAAGCAAACTATATTTTTTATGTAGTTTTTTATCTTTCATTGCAATTAAAATTTCTGCATCGGATGCATGAACATTTTCTAACAGTTTGATAAAGGCCATCTCTTTTTTAATCTTGTCATATGTAGTATTACCAACTAAAAGGCGAGGCAGGGTATCAATCTGTTTTCTTAATGGAGAAAAATTTACTCCTGCCGGGTTTGGACTAGGCGTATATGGAGGAGAACCGGTTGGTAAATCAAATTTTATATCAGTGCGAAATGCTGCCTGAAGTATAGTCTTCAATTCATAAGACTCATTTTCTTGAAGTATGCGTACACGATCAGCGATTTTGTCTGCTGCTTGTACACTCTCAAAAATTTCAAATGGGTGTTTTGCTCTGTTGTTTGATGCAGTTTGTGGTCTCATAATATATGGTTTTATTTATGTGTAAAAAATTCTTCGGCACACGATACTAACATATTGCAGCGCTTTGCTATAAGATAGTTAAGTATCTTAGAGTTTCCAACTGGGGCATACTCAGAATATGTTGATAAGATCGCATTTTTTAATGTTTCTGGTGTTTTGCTAAGATCAATTATTGTGCTATTACGAACATAGTTGCGATAAACTGAGTCTGGAAGTACACTTTGTAGTTTGCCTTCATTTGCAGCAGCGATCCATGTTGCCAGTTTAGTTGAACTGAGTGGAGTTTGCCGACCACCATCAATAAACACTGTATCAGATGATAAGACATTTGGAATACCATCACCGCTATCACCGCGAAAGATATGCTCATAGAGATAGTTAGCCGGGTTTTTATCACTTAGCATCTTTTTAGTCATAGGACTATACTGAGAGACGTTATCATACTTTTGAAGCTGAATAAAATCTTTGTCTGCGCTGATAATCATTACTGGTTCGTGTTGACCAAACTCTTGTGTAGATTCAACGAGCGTACCAATGATGTCGTCTGCTTCTGCGCCTTGTACCATTACTACTGGATATGGCATGTGTTCAGCGATTTCATCGCGAATCTTGTTTATAATAGAGAAAATTTCTTTCCAATCAAGGTCAGATGCTTCACGATTCTTTTTACGAGATGCTTTGTATTGTGGATAGTAGTCTTTGCGCCAACTACCACCATCACATGCTAAGATCATGCGTCCATATTTATCTCGATACTTAAGATTATACATTCTTAAGGAGTTTAATATGATGTGACGCATAAAGTCTTCTGTAATTTTCCCAGGTCGAGATTGAGAAAATATAGCAGAGATTGCAATTCCAGAATAGTCAATTAGTATCATGACATAATTATACACTACAATGATTCAAATGTACACTACTTTTTCCATAAACTTTTTACATGGGCGCTGTGTATCTTTACCCCAATAAATTCGTTATAATAGTCATCAGTAAGCAGCACTTCACGGTTAAATTGTTCTTTTGCTTCAATATAGGATAACTCACCTTTAGATTTGCAGAGATATAGTATTCGACGAATAAAATCTGATTGTCGTGATTCAACTAAAGCCTTTACAGTTTCGCTGCTCCCGTAATATTTCTCCCAATCACTTTGTACGCATTTTTTTCTTTTACGAGTTTTTCCTTTTAAAGGAGCCAGCTTTTTTACGCTAGACAACAGTTTTTTGCCAATATATTTTTTGCCATTTAGGTTGTCAGTTATTTCATAGACAAACCCAATATAACCTTCATCAATTTTTTCTTGAGCAAGTTCACGAGTAAATTCTACATCATTATATAACCACGTCATAAATTATATATTAAATTTCGTCATCACGAGAATCGTCTTCTGTTCCATAGATACGATATGTTCCACAAAACGGACAATATTCTGGATACAGCTCTTCGCGTTCTAGATCTTCAAAGTCTTCTTCGTCGTCGCAATAGTATTTGTCGTCTTCATCGTCCCATGAAACTTCATATACATACTTACATTTTGGACATCTATTATTTTCTATCATTGTTAATATATTTAAATTAATTTCTGTTATTTATAATGATAGAGCGTTATGCTTCACATGTACTGCATGTCAAGATAGAGCGAGCAAGCTCTTGAGCAGGATTTGCGCTGCGCTGATAATATAATCCTTTGATGCCTTGTTCCCAAGCAAAGATCATAAGTTCATTGACATCTTTTGGCTTTGCCTTAGGAGATATCATCAGGTTGAGACTTTGACCTTGATCGATAAATTTTTGACGTTGCGCAGCCTGAATAATAATTTCTTTTTGAGAGATTTCACCGAACGTCTTAAACACTTCTTTTTCTGCGTCGCTCAAGCATTCAAGGTGCTGAACGCTGCCGCCACGTACAAGTATATCTTTCCACGTTTCGCTGTTGTCTTGTCCCTTTTCTTTGAGCAGCTTGCTAAGATATGGATTTTTGTAGGTAAATTTACCCTTCGCGAGATCTTTTACAAAATAGTTGCTGTTTAGTGGCTCAATACTTGGACTGACTTGACCAAGGATAAATGAACTGCTTGTGGTAGGAGCGATCGCGAGTGTAGTTGTATTGCGGCGACCATAGCCCTTTAACAACTCAGGCTCACCATACTGCTTAGCAAGTTCTGCAGTAGCGGCGTCGCAACGATCACGCATCGCGCTAAAAATTTCTGCATTCTTAAACTTTGCATCGATACTTTCAAAGGCAATCATAAGCGACTGCAGATAGCTGTGCCAACCAAGCACTCCAATACCAAGCGCTCGCTGATTTATTGCAAATCTACGAGGAGCCTCCATAAACTTGATGCCGTCAGTCTTATCGATAAACTCAGTCATGACTGCGTCTAAGAAATATACAAGCGTTTCAACAGCATCGGTCTGTGATAGTTCGTCCCACTTTTCAAGATTTAGAGATGACAGGTTGCACACAAAACTTTCATCAGCACTGGTAGACAAATAGATTTCGTTGCAAAGGTTAGACGCATAGATTTTCTTGCCTTTATCTTTATAGACTTGAGGCGCGGCATTGTTTGCGTTGTCAGTGAAGAAAAGATACGGATAGCCAGACTCAAAGCGTTTTTTGATGACTGCACCCCATGTTTTGCGTTTGTCTTTGTCACCTTCAATCATGCTACGCATCCATTCGTCAGACACACATACCCCGATCGAAAGATCTTGAATGGCGTTGCCTTCACCGCGAATGCCAAGAAATTCTTGAATGTCACCGTGATCAATAGGTAGATAGGCTGCAAAGCTGCCGCGACGAACGTTGCCCTGTGACACATAGTTTACCGTTGAGTTAAAAACTGTAAGTTGATGATGCACGCCAGTTGCAGTTCCTCCACTGCTAATTTCAGAACCTCGAGGACGTATGTCTCCAAAGTATGCTGAAGTTCCACCACCAAGTTTTGACATCATTGCAACTTCGCTCACTTTGTCAAAGATGCCTTCCATCTGATCTGGAATATAACTGCCAAAGCAAGAGATAGGTAGTCCGCGTGATCGACCAAAATTGCTCCAAATAGGACTGGACAGCGAATAGTATCCAGCATGCATATATGACTCAAATTTGTCTGCCCATCCAGATATATTTAAAATCTTTTCAGCACTTTCAGCAATATCGCGTATGCGCTGTTCTGGAGTTTCCTCTTCAAGTAGATAGCCACGCTCGAGAAATTTACGTGAGTCTTTATTCAACCAATATATTTTTTCATTCATAATCTAAATCTATATATCTTCAAAAAAGATCGTCTTCGCCGAAACTTTGATTTTTCTTGCTGTATTCAACTGGACGACTGTGGAAAAAGTCTGTCATATTATTTCCATGCAGTTGCTCATCAAACCATAGCGTGTCTTGTAACAAGTCGCTATTAATTTCAAATGGAGCCTTAAATCCAATTTGAGCCATACTTTCGTTGATGCGAGACTTGATAAACTCTTTTAAGATCGAGGCAGACAGTCCTTTTTCATCGATACCATTGACCATCCAGTCAATGATTTTTGCTTCTGCTTTCCACGCTTCATGCGCTTCGGCATGAATCTTTTCTTCAAGTTCGGCGTCAAACAATTCAGGATGTTCTTCACGAATAGTATTGATAATCTTTATACCAACCAACGCGTGAATGTTTTCTTCGTTGCGAGTGTATTTTACTTGCTGATCAGTGTCCTTTAAAACGTTCTTAAAGGTGGAAAACCAGTTGATGACATAAAACTGAGAAAAGAGAGAAACATTTTCTACAAAGAGTGTAAACAAGATGAGTGCATAGAGATATTGTTTCTTGCTGTCCTTGTAGAAACGATGAGTATACTTTTTAAGATACTTAACACGACCTTGAATCCACTCAAGTTTAAGATTTTCTTCAAAGATGTCTTCAAGCTCAAGCACTGAAAGCAAACGCTCATATGCGTTGTTATGAATAACTTCAACGTTAGCCATAACATAACCCAAATCTTGCAATGAAGGGTGTGGTAAATTTTCACCAAGTTTTGCCCAAAAAGTTTTTACAGCGACTTCAATCTGACCAACTGCTGAAAGAGTGCGAACAATAATCTCGCGCTCTTGATCTGTTAGTTGTGTTTTAAATTGATGGACGTCTGAACTAAAACTAAATTCTTTATCGGTCCAAAAGCCATTATGCATGGCTTCAATAAACTGTTCGGTCCATGGATAGTGATTTGGCTTGCGGCTAATTTGTTCTTCGAAGATGCTGTGTTTGTTTTGTGTGGTCATATTAGAAAGTTAAGCGATATACTGTTGAATGTCTGGTTATTATACACTGAAAAACAAAATATGTAAATAATTTTTACAGTATTTATCCTAGTGCGTCATTCAACGCTTAAGTTTCTAATTGTGTAGAGTCTACTCCTTCATTCATAGCACGCTTACGAATACTGCGAAGGGCTCCAGTAGCGCTATCACGAAGTATGACAGTATGTCCACGATTCTTGCTGGCATAGTCATAGAGACTTTGTTGTTCTGTGTCGGTAGTGTCTAGATATTTACTCCAGCGTTCAAACTTGTTGCGACCAGTTTCAAAGCGTCTGAATATTTCGCTTGGAACGTTAAATAATCTCCACGTTGCTCCGGATTTTGGATAGTCGGATGGAGGCATCGCTACGCTTGCAGTAGATGTTTCTTCGGTTTTCATTGCTTGAGGTCGTATTGAGTTACTAAGATTGTTTGACGAGTTTTATGATGAAGTGCCCTATAGACATCTACACCAAA